GATGATTAGATCCCCCTCTAGCCGGTGAATTATTCGTTACAGATATAGTAGTACCTCCACCTATACTATGGTTGGTTAAATCTCCTGCAGCTACATTTGATGATATGCCACCCCCCACACGGTACTTCACTGTCAGAACAGTATGCATTGGTGTTTCGCCTAATGTTGAATATTCATCTCCTAATGTAGGATCGATTGACGTTGTTAAATCTTCAGTGATGCCTGGAATTGTTATTCCGACCTGTTCGGTCTGTAAATATGCGGCTTGGATACTCTGCCCTGATCTCATAATACCATTACCGAATATAAGTGAAGTTGTATTGTCATCGTTTACCTCTACAGTAAATCGTTTATCTGTTCTGATAAATTCTAATGTATATGGGACAGCTATAGCTGGATCTAATGCGGTTCCGGTATTATCTGGATTGATATAGTCTTCTTGATAATAAGCAGCTTCGCCAGTTCGAGATGTTTCAACTGGTACTTTATCTTGTGCTAAGTAATCTACTTCATACCATTGATTCCCATTAGCATCAAATATACTGATAATGTCGACAACGTTTGTACTGGATAGTTTTAATTCTAAAAACTTCGTTGGACTTCCAACTGTAAATGTATTAGTTTTAGTCTCACCAGAAATGGCTCGCGTCTTTCTTGTTATTTCCCAATCGGTTGCTATCCCATCAGCATTATAATCTGATATTGCTGGGACAACATTATCTATTGAACTACTAACTGCAAAATCAACTATATCTAGAGTTTCAAAAATAATATCAGAATCAGCAGTTGAAGTTATCTGAACATTAGCAGAAATCTGAGTGGTTGTACTAAAATCAGGGGAGGCTCCTGTGCCATCGTCACTTACTTTCTGTTTAAATGTCAAATCAACATAAGCGGGTATAATTGGTTTTATTTTATATCCTAGCATCTTAGCAATATTATTTACATTTCTTCTTTCTTCTGCTAGTGGTAAAAGCATTTCTCGATATTGTTGATCGATATAAAATGAAAGTACATCTCCCACATAAGCTGACATCTCTATTAACATCATGCCTGGTGATGTTTCATTAAAATCTTTATATGTAGTGGGAAAATAAGATTTGGCATATTCAATAAGAGTATTTTTTAAAGCTCCAAAATCTTTATTGATATAATTGATGTTAGTTTCTTTAAAATCTTTGCTATTATAAGCCATTCTTATTCTCCTATTTCAACTTGTATAGATTCTAATGTATTCGGATCGCGCATTATATTAAATGTAATGAAAATCGACATTTTATTTTTTCCAATAGCATCTGTCCCTTCCATATTAATATCCAATTCTTTAATTTCCACAAAAGGTAACCATGTTTTAAATGTATCTAAAATTTCATTCTGTATTGTAATTCTCGATTCATCATTATATTGTTCAAATAAAAACTTTCGTAAATTTATTCCTAAATTAGGTTGCATTAGTCTTTCGCCTTTATTAGTATTCAACAACATCTTAATATTATTTTTTATAGATTTTATCGTAGTATTAGTACTGGCAAACCATCCCTCTACACCATTTGATTTATGAAATGGATAATCAATGCCGATGAAAATATTACTATCTCTATCTTCGATATATGGTTTTTTAGTTGTATCTCTAACTGCCATTATTCTTCTCCTTCTATAGTAATGTCCTCAGTATATGTGTCGATTTTATCATATTGATCTGTTACGGTTAAAGAAACCGAATATGTTTGACCTGCTACAAATTCATGAGTGGGGTATGGATTCTCGCTCGTGCCTCCATCACCAAACTCCCAATACCAACTCATAATCGTTCCATCACCCGCGGTAGAAGCATTATTAAAAAAAACAAAATTGTCATTTATAGTTGTCGTAAAACTTGCTACAGGCGGTACAAAATCAGTTACAGTAATAGTCTCTTCATACGTATGACTCAAATCATTTGTATCTGTCACTGTTAAACTTACATCATAGTCGCAAGTCGGCTCTCCACACTCAAATGTATATTGAAGTGGTGCAACACCAGTAGTTATAGTACCATCACCTGTATCCCATACATTATTAGAACTATCGAGTAATCCATCTCCGGGTATTGATATATCATCTAACTCTACCCATAATCCAAACTCTTGATCTTTAACAAACTTTGCTTCAGGTGGCTTGAGTTCTACTGCTTCTTCTTCTTCCTCAGCTTCCCTATCCGACACTGGATACTGTTGCGTTCCGTAATCTTTTAATTTATATGGATCTAATTTAACTTTTGTATAATCATTCCATTCATCAGCCGTGTCAGCATTAAGAACTTTCATGGCTGGGCGACCAACATAAGTATGTCCAAAAGTTGCCATTATTCCTTTTGATAAATTAATTGGAGATGAATTCCCAGGGGCAGTTGTTACCTGCGCTGCTGGTGAACCCGCTGTTGGAATTCCCGGCATAATTTGTATCGCTCCAGGTGCTCTTGTTTCAAAAGATTCAAGTTCTGTTGTGGCTTTCATTTCAGTAATTGTAAAAGTTTGTTTTAACATCCAATCAATAATTGAAGTAGCGACGTCTTTTGATAACTCTTTAATATTTCCAGCATCTCCTGTTTGTTCTCCGACAGTTTTCCCTTGTTCTGTCTGGTCCCCTAGGGTCGCTTTAGCAAATGCATCATAAAGATCTTGTTCAAGCGTTGCCACTACTTTACTCCATTTTTCTTTTTATCTATAGCACCCATTAAGTTACTATAATCTCTCGTCAACGCATTCTTGATATAATCAGGCATTTGGTCTGGTGATACTCCCGTATCAGAAACCATTTCCGAATCTATAACATTACTTTTACCTGGAGATTCTATCATACCAGAATAACTTTTCTGTAGAATAGATTGCATCGAATCTGTAGTTAATGTCTCATCACCTAAAGTTTTCCATTCATCTGAAGCATTTGCTGTTTCGTTAAGGACTTCATTCAATGCTTTATTCTTTGTATAGATAGCAGATGCTTTTTTCTTACTTGACTTCTGTTTAAGTTTCACTTGCTTTGATTCTTTAAGAAATTTACGTAATTCTAATCGGACTTCGTCTCTCACTATTTCTCTTATTATCGTTTTAAGTTCTAGTTTTTTCATATTATTCTCCTATAACATTTATTATCTTTCTTCATTATCTTCAATGAAATGTTTTGTACTAACAATATCATTTGAATCTTTTATTATTAAATTTTTAAGTTCTATTAACTTAGGTATTAAACTGCCCGGTGGGCCATTTTCTACGCCTAGTGGAACAGGTGCTCCTTGACAATGTCCATTTGTCGATACTAAAAGATCAATTAATGCAGCTAACCATTCTCTTAAATTTTCCCCTAAAACCATTCCTTGCTGTACATCTGCATTTGTAATAATGCTAGATGCTTTTTCTTTTGCTTGTCTCCCTAAATATATATTTGAAGACTCTATAATTGTTTCTTTTTCAGTCGAAATTGTTAATGTATTTCTTGCACCAATATGTACATTTTTAGCAGATGATAAAAATAAACTATCACTTCTTGAATTAATAGTAATTCGATCAGAATTTAAAAACATTTGTGATCCTAGAATATTTAATTCTTCGCCAGTTTCACTTCCTTCCATTGTTAATGACTTTCCATAATCATAAATAATTTTCGTAGCATCTCCTTCATCATTAACATGAGAAATTAATTGTGCCATTAATCTCTTTCTTTCTTTTTCGGGATTGACAATATCTGAAGCTAATGTAAAGGGTAAAGGAAACTTTTTATCGTTTTCTACTTTACTATCTGAAATAAAATGCTGTCTAATAGAACCTTTCTGTAGCATTCCTAAAATACTACCGTCAAACATAGTTTCAACTGAATATTTAGAAAATCTTCCATTAGAAATAATAATATAAGGATCTATATCTCTACTACCTATTCTTATACTATTACCGTATCGGCCTTCAAATACTAAATCCCCGGAAATATTTCCATATGTTGATTTTTTATTGTATGGATTATCTAGCGAATCATTATACTTTTTTTCCAAACGCGTTGCTATATTTTTTTCATCGATTTCATCAACTCCCCTCCCAGGCTTACTTCCTATATTTAATGGCCCGAAATAATATTGCGTATCTCTAAAAGTGCATAATAAAACTTGATCTCCTACAATCGGCACATCAACCGTTCCTCTAAGTAATGGAAAATATCTATTGTCTTCTGTCATAACCGCGGTTTTATCAATTCCTGAAGCGTAGTGCGATATTGCCATAATGCTATTAGTATTTTCAAAATTTCCATAACTTCCTTTTGATTTGGTACCCGTTATAACCATAGTGACAGTACCTGGTACAAACTGATACCATACCATATCAGGTTTATCAGAAATAAATGGAATATCCCATTTTAACCAACCTCGATTAGTACTTACCCATGAAGAACCCATTTTAATTTCCTATAATATTTTTATTCATATTTTTAATTTCATCCATCTTATCACTTTTACGTTGAACATCATCAACTGTTTCTTGTAATGTCTCAATCAATTCTTCCTTTTCTTGTTCCGTCAATACAATACTATCATCATCTACTCCGCCCATCGACCTAGTAATTATTCGTTGTAAAACGCTTGCTAACTTAACGAGATGTTCATCATTTTTAACAGATACATCCATTATTTCCTTTATAACAGGAGCAATTAGAATCGCATCATCTATTGTTTGAATAAATCCATGTATCTCCTGTACTAAAAGATCTAATTGCAATTTTTTATTTTTTACATTATCGTAAATATCTTTTGTCAAATCTTGAAAAGTTTTGCCATCAAATATTTCTTGATTATTATCCATAATAACGCCCTTTAAATTAAATATCGACTTGTTCATATATAAATATAAGTTTCTCAAAAAAGGCGAGGCATAAAAAAAGGCGATGTAAAATCGCCTTTTATTTATTTTATTTATTATAATTTATATATTTACAATTTAAAAAATACACTATGTTCTGTTGATCGGGTCAAACTACCCCGCATGCTAAATTCATTTGCTAATCTTTTATAATGTTTCTTCATCTCATTTATTATTTTTGTTATATGCACAGTATCAACACCAGCCATTTCTCTAATTAAAACATATAGACTCTTTTTATTAAAATTATCAATCTCTTCCCTTTTTACTAATAATTCCAAAATAGAATACGCAATGCTGATATCTCTTTTTTTCTTAAAAATTTTTGAAATATTTAATTCAAAATAAATTATTAATTCATCTATAAAATCATCCAAATATTTATCATTCGGATCATCTTGATGGGATTTTTTTGATAGTTCTTTAATTGTTGCTGTAGCGTCCATATCGTGATGCATTTTCAATTTCTTATAATTAGAGTTATTAACTAATATTAAATAATTTTTAGCGACAACAGAAAAATAACTAAATGCCTTAAATCCCTTTGACGCATCATATTTATGGAGATTCAAGACAAGAAATGAAATAACTTCTTGCTTAACATCTTCAAAGTGGGCATCAAAGTAAGAAAATTTAAATGTGTTTATTATATTTTCACATAACTTATCAAACGCATAAGCTATTTCTTTTTGATATATTTTATTTCTAATCTCAGGATTTACTTCTTCATTATATTTAACAACTGCATCTTGGACATCTTGATCAAAATACATTCTTTTATTTTTTTTCTTAATTTTTTTCTTAATTGGCATTAATGTTCTCTTCATTTTCTTCTGTTTCAAAAATTTCGTTAAATAATAATTGTAATTCTTTTAATTGTTCAAAAAAGAAACCAGTTTCATCATCGGCTTCATAATGCCCATCAACATCAACTGTTTTCATTTTTTCTGTTGCATATTCGACTATCTGTTGAAGCTGAATTATAAAATTTTCATATTGATTAATTCGCCTTAATGATAATACAAACAAATAACTAATAAAGCAAGTAAAAATACTTAAAACTGTTATAATTATTTCTAATGTCATGATGCTTCTGTTTCGAACAATTTATCAAATTGTTTTTTCAAATCATTAAGTTGTTTCTTATCTTTATCACTTGTTTTCTTTTTATTAAACGATTTATTTACTTCATATAATTTATCTTCACTAATCTCAATAGATTGTTGATAATGTTGTTTCTCCGCAATAGTACTCATCCAATCTGCAAAATGAACAATATAATGTAAAATATTTCTATTGACATCTGGTCTCTTATAAAGAGCTTGATTGCCTTGATCAAACATTCCATCACTAAGTTTAATAGCTTTCCAGACTTCAGGGCTTATCTTTATATCAAAATGTTGTAATAACCATAAAGCTCTATCAGTAACACTTAATGGTTCGAGCTTATCATTAAACGTATACCATTCTTTTAATTTCTTTCTTCTCCACTCATCTGTTTGAGTAATATAATAAGGATTTTCTAAATCACCTAATTTTCCTAAATCGTGAAACATTGCAGCTAAAACTATATCAGAATCAGAAGCTATTACCTCTACATCTATTTTCTCGAATTGTTTTTTAATATCTAAAGCTGTCTTAGTAACTCTCACTACGTGATCTAGATATCCGCCTACAAAACAATTATGATGATGTGGTCGACTTGACGCTGGCGCATCAATCATTCGTTCTTCAAAATGTTTATATAACTTTAATATATTTTCTTTTTGTTTACCTTCGAAATGCTGTTCTATAAATTCTATTAAGATATTCCATCTTTTTAAAATTTGCTGAGAACTAAGATTCATATAACCTCCATTAATATTATTTTACATTGTGGTGGAGCTGTTACACTCCACCACAAGTCCGGATCTACTTTATAGCTGATCGTACGCCATAAAGACCAAAAGCAGCTAGCATTGTAAATGCGTATTCTGGAATATGTATTCCAGCCGCTTCAGCAGCACCAACTAATCCCATTACTAGG